TTTCTTAGAGGCGCATAATTTATAAGAGGGTGCTATATATAACTTCTTTTGTAGTCCCTCATCCTTCAAATTATGTTGTGTCTTCCCATTACCACCAGCACCTATAAAAAGTTCCCTGTGTGCTGGTTTCCTACTTTCAGCGGTCGCTTTAACCTTACCAGGAATTAGACCGCTACAAAACTCCTCATCGCGATTTTTACCAAAGTTTTCACTCTCTTTCACTCTCCATACATTTTTCAAATCAAATTGATGGTCTTGATAGTAGATACCATCTACGCAGATACACATAATTTTAGACACATCCATATGCTCCATCTGCTCCAAAAGATTTAGACGAGCATATGCTAAGATATATCCTAAAATATGAGTATGAGAATAAGCATACTTCTTCTTATATGATATTTCTGCTACACTTAACGCAGGGTTATACATAACCCGGCAGTCGTCAGTTTTTACCTTATTGAGATGCTCGGCATACTTCTTTTCACATTTCATCTCAAACCCGTCCCATTCGCTAAAACTAAACTGCTTTCCGCACCAGACACTATACAAAGGCACATCCTGTTTATTTTTAACCTTCAAATCACTAAAATCCAAACTATTGATTTTTTCACCATAGACCGCCTCATTAACTTCAATTATAGCGCCTCTTCTTTTTAGCGCAGTCAATTCTACTGATGGATACACGCACCCTTCCTTGTAGCACTTCAATAGTTGATTTACCTGTAAAAAGTTTTCGCTACATCCTGTAAAATCAAAACTGGATACTCTACAATATCCAGTTATTTTTGTATAGTCAAAATCCTTTTCAACTGCCCTCCATTCCCATACTTTTCCCATAAAACCATTAAAGTCTTTACATTTCTTGAAGGATATATATGCTTTTTCCATATCAATATGTTTCATCATATCATTCAATTCGGTCTGTCCGTCAATACATCCATTAAAATGGATACCTTCCTTGATGACTGACGCATACTTATCGTTGATATAATCCAATTTACAATTGTTTAATTTGTTTATATTACTAAAATCGTTATAATTATCCATAAAATCGCTCTCCATTACAAAATGTCCGTCATCACAGACCAGACCAGTTATCAACCCTATACCATTTTTCTTATAGAGACACCACTTCCCTTCCTCTTGTAGTTCCTCATACTTTTCTTGTATCTCATCTTCACTCAGGATAGTTTTTTCTTTTTGCGACACATTAGATACATCTAAATGGTCTAATCTTGAATTAGTATATTTGATGACTTTATCGCACCCAACTGGTTTAATCTTGATATATGGAGACCTCTGAAAAGGCATATAGATTTCAATACCTATCTTCAACGCCTCTGCGATTTCTTGTAGTTTATTTTCAGGGACACCATCGGCATAGGTTTTAGCGATAGATTCTAAATCATTTAGTTTTTTACCATACCGACGCTTAGTTCTATCACTTTTAGCATTAGCAAAACACTCTCTAAAATCATTTTCTAACGGGGTTAGCATACAATTCGTTATACCTTCCCTAAAAATCTGGTTATAATAGACCTGTGGGAGTTCTACACCAAAAGGCACTACTGCGATACGCACCCTATCAAATCCAGAGGTTATAGGTTCATTACCACTTGCCCCTCTTGTATAAAACTTCCTAAAATTGTCGTTCCACCACCCTTTAAAATTATCAACAGGGACTTGTAAATCAATAGGTTCTCCAATTCCAGCATCTGAAATGGCAGCATTTACCATGAGTAATGCTTTAACATGATCCAAAGGTAGTTCACCTTCTAAATCTGATTCAGGCATTGGAAGAGGTGGTGCTTTAAATAGTTCCAGAGCTTTATTCAGTGCTTGTGTAAATTGTTGCAATGCTTTTGCAGAGTATTTTCCAGGAGGAACCTGCATAATCATTGTCTCATCTTTAACATCTTGCAGTTCTGTAGCTGCTTGCATACCTTGTTCTCTTAATTGATCGATGGCTGGTGCTGATTCGGCTGCCATCATGTCCATTTGATTTCTACTCATTTGTCATAATCCTTTGAAAGTGTTCCGTCTTTTATCATGTTTTCTACTGAGAATGCTTCACCAACCGCACGTTCTTTATCACCTTTGTATTTGTTTAGTGTTGATAAATAACGCTCTCGAGTGGATTCCATTTTCCCATATGTTGCATGGTTATTTTCTTCTAACCTATCCAGATCTGACATAGTAGCTCTTGACAAACCTTTCGATTCTGCATACTTATCAGCCTCATAGCGGTTAGCAAATCGTTTTCCCAATGACACATTGTAATATCCATCCACACCATACTTATGCACTTCATCTCCACCTACGAAACTAATGTTTCTGGGTTTAATGTTATGTGCTTCATATGTGATGTTTCTCCAACCTTTTCTGCCACAATCACATTGTCCGTAACGTCCAAAAGGTTTTTCATATATCTTATCGCATGGTTCGCAATAATAAACTTGATCTATCTCAGCCACTATTTACCTCCAGGTGGAAGTATTGTTTGTAAGTTCTGTGGGCCAATTGGTTGCGACATCTGCTGTAATTCTGTTGCATCAGGGCCAATAGCTTGTCCACTTGCTTCTGCTTTAGCGGCTGATGCCATGGCTGCTGCTTGTTCTTTCAGGTTCTTTTGTGCATCTGCCATGAATGATTCAGGTAATCCGAGAGATCTCACCATCTCTTCCAACAAAGTAGTGTTAGGCACACCTAACGTTTGTAAGAGTGGAATAGATTGGATGAACTCTCTCTTACGGACAGATTCTGAGATAGGTGTTGATGCTTGATCTTGTGCATAGATTTCCCATGCCTCATCTAAATCTGAAGCTACAACTGCACGAGGTGCATTACCAATTTGTATTACATCTCTAACATTCTCAACATCCATGTAGAGCCGCAACATGTTGACATAAACTTTGGAAACACCTTCAATCATTCCATCTCTTTCTCTCGCAAGGCGTCCAACTTCTGAAGATGTGTATGCCGCCAATGCTGCAATCTCTGTAGCAGATGCGCGAGTGCTTTCGCCTCGTGTAAAAGGCGCCAGTATCGAACCCTTGTCCTTATCGCTTTGAACCTGTTGGTAGTAGTATTCCAACTCAGGCGGAGTAGGGTTCTGGGGGAGAGGACGTACCACACCAGCCAAATCATCATCATCCACTTCAACAAATAAACCATCAATTCCAGTTGTAATCTGTGCCATTTGTTCTTCATCTAAGGCTCCTCTTCTCACCAAATACTGACGAGATGCTTTTCTAACTGCATTAGCCTGAAAGGTTCTGATCAGATTTGTTTCATAGATTTGATCGTAGATACGTCTCATTGCACTGTAACCGTCCAATGGGCAATCAGGTATGCGATTAAAGTAAAGTGGTACGATTGGTATTACAGGTTGTCCCTGGGTATCGATAAAAGGTATCTCTTCTTTGAGTAGGAATTTATCACCTTGTGCCCAGTTAGGTGTCCAAAAATAAACTTGTCGTGTATGCAAATCAAAGATTTCTGTAACTTCTATGAATTTGTAGTAATCAAATGAACTATCATAAAAATCTGCTTCTTTATCTTTTTCAAACATGTATTTCTGAAAGTAATCAACCTTTTCCACAGGATCGAATTGCTTGTTACCAAAGCGATGTGTGGCATCCACCAGATTGATGTAGTATTTATGGCCGACATATCTACAATCTTCCCATCTTCTGGCATCTCTATCAACAATAATTTCCCAAGGTGGCACTGCAACCATGTCCATCTTGGTGTAGAGATCTTCAGAACGTGTAGGTAAGATTTTAACAAAGGACATGGGATAAAGGAGAGCAAGGCGTGCAGCATCTTCTATCGTATTTCTTTGCTTGATGAGCCAATTATTTACAACTGCTTGAGTGATTTCTGCATCACCACGGCCTCTGATACCACCTTTGACAATAACGCCAGGATTACGGGTAAAAAGAGAAGAGATGTAGCTCTCAATGTAGCCATAAGCATCTGCTGTCTGAATGTAGATCTGTTGATCCTGAGAAGCATGTTTGCTCCAAAATTGTGTCTCATATGCAGATTTGTATTTAAACAATTCGTGACGATACTCTTCCCAATATCTATCGTGCGCTTCACCAATGGCTTTGACGCTGCGTGGTGTTAGTTCATATTTCATTTATTGCTCCAAGTTCTTATCATACCTTGATGGCCGCCTTGTCTCAGTATTTGCTTAGTTCTTTTCTTTTTTTTGTAATCTTCAATTAAAGAAGCTCTAACAGATGCAAAACTCGGGGCCGGTTTTATCTTTGCACTCCATAATGCTAAAGCCGTTGCAATGATTAAATCATCATGTCCATCATGATTTGCAGGTGCATCCTTAGTAATTTCCATACCTCGCATCTCCTGCCATAAATGTTTATCTACAGTGCACACTATCCTATCACAAATGCATTCTTTCATGTAATCCAGTATGGCAACCTTGTTGTGCTTAACCGTCTTCCACGGCCTTCCT